CCAGCAAGGTCTGTAAGTCCCTTACTGTCTCTTTTAACTGCTCCTCGGTAGGGGAGCAATCTTCATCATATTTATGTCCGCAGGCATATTTTAACGCTTTGGACTCGTGTAACCGAGTCCGATTAATTTGGACCCTGCGAGGGGCATAGTAATCTTCTCCTATCGCCACTCCGAGCCTAATGGCTCCTTCATATAAGAGGGAGAAATTATCTTTAACAAACCTATTAAGGACATTCCGCATGTCCTCAAATTCATTCTTTCCAATTTCTTTCACTTCCAATTTTACTTCCATTTTTCTACCTCCTTCTTTAAGGGAGATTAACCGTCTCCCCGTCGGGTCAGGCGTGATTGCCTTTGTAAATATATAATGCACAGCCCATGCCAAACTAAGTCATTGTATTTTAATAAGCCAAAATTGAACAATTGAACACAATGATAACTATTTCGTTCAATCAAAATCAAAATGTTAAATTATCTTAGTGTGAGTGCGGAGTCATACCCTTATTAATAATAAGACATATCTATTTTGTTTAAAATAATGCCTAATTTTTATACAGTAAATATTTTAAAATTCCCCTAAGACTATTATAAAATATGGTATGTCGTGGAGATTGATTGATTTATTAGACCCTAAAAATGCCTATTTTTTATACAGCTGGAGAACCCTGTGTTTATAGATGTCTTAACGATAATGGATATTTCTCAATGATTTCAGTGGGTTACAGCATACGCTTTATAGAACAACGACTTACATGACCTAATTTGATAGAGTTTGATATGTATTTGATAGAGTTTGATACCTATTTGATATAATTATATACTAATTTGATATAATTAGAATTGATAAGTCCTGTAAATACAATTACATAAGTATGATTTGATATGCCTAAAATATTATGTCAAGATAAATCGTATCAATTTTTCTTAATGATTTCAGTAACATCCACGATTTATTATGATTTTATGAATAAAAAACTAAAACTATGATATATACTTACCTTAAAGATTTTTTGATTCAAAAAAAATCGGTTAGGTGTCATAGTATAATTGTTTCGTAATGAACGGCACGGCGACGCTAAGGTTAATGAGTAATACCATTTTGATGACCATGAGAGGCAAAAAAGAATGACTATGGGTATAAAAGCACAGAGAAAACATGATATTATGAATGTAATAGCTGATAGTAATGTTAGCACAGGTGATATCGCAAAAGTGCTGAATTATACCCCGGAACATGTCTCCAGATTGAGAACGCAAGCTAAAAAAAATCAATTACTTACACGGAAAAGAATTAAAAATGCAATCAAAACCGTAGATTATTTTATATCTAATGAAAACTATCAAGGCGATGATAGAATTAAGCCTTCTGATGCCCTAAACGCCACAAGAATAGTGCTTGACAGGGCTTTTCCAGTTGAGTCTATAAATACTAATGTCAATTTAAATTTAGAGTCAAGTATAGATTTAGAAAAGTATAGGTTAAGTAATACTTCACAAATGTCAAGTGAGAGTTTACAAACAACAGATAAGGATGTAATAGATGTTATTGTTGATTGTAAGTGATTGATTTATTTACATGTTTACATAATATGTCTTATCAGAAGTGTATGCTTTATTATGCACCCTTGATTGAGTATAGTAAGTTTGATAATCAATATCAAAATCAGGGTAGGGTAGGGTGGAGGGTAGATAGAATAGAATCATAATATACATTAACCCTCTTCGTGGATAAACATAATTTTTTTTAAAACCATGTTAATAATAGATGGAATTGAGTTTGAGCCTTCTCCTAAATGTTCGTATAGATATGACTATTTAGGTTTAGTTGCAGAGATTAAAAATAAGAAGGAAAGTGAGTTAGGTTTATATAGGCAGTTAATACTGAAAGATTTATTTTTTGTTATATATTTTGTATTAGGTAAAGGTAAGACAAATTATAAAAAAGTTAATCATCCTTTTGTGGTTAAAGCCTGCAACGAAATACAGGATGGTGCACCGAGCAATACTTTAGATATATGGGCGAGAGAGCATTTAAAATCAAGTTGTATTACAATAGGGGAAACCATACAAGAGGTTTTAAGGGATTCAAATAAGTCCACTTGTATATTTAGTTATGCCAGACCAGTAGCGAAGAAGTTTTTATTTGAGTTAAAAGAATTGTTTGAAATGAGCAAATTATTGATTCAGTGTTTTCCTGACGTGATTTGGAGTAACCCTAAGAGCGAAGCACCTATTTGGTCATTAGATGATGGATTAATATTAAAAAGAAGCGGAAACAGAAAAGAGCCAACGATATATGCAAGCGGACTAATAGAGGGAATGCCTACGGGTATGCACTTTGATAGAATGATATTTGATGATATTGTAACAGAGGATATAGCTGAGAGCGTTGACGTTATGGAGAAAGTTAAGAATAAAATAGACTCAGCCATGAATTTAGGTATGGATGGAGGAACGCATAGGGTTTTAGGCACCTATTACCATCATAATGACCCTTTGGTATATTTAAGAGATAAGGCAGATATTTATACTTTAAGACTGAAACCCGCTACTGATAATGGATTAGAGGATGGTAAGTCCATATATTTATCTCAGGAAAGGCTGAATTTTTTAAAGACAACAAAAACTTTTAGATGCCAGCAATTACTTAATCCTACTCCAACAGGCACGCAGAAATTAAATTATGAGTTAATAAAAGAGGTGGACATATTACCAAAAGATTTATATAGGTTTATGGTTATAGACCCCGCAGGGGATAGTAAAGACAAGAATAGGGGGGATGCGTGGGCGGCTCATGTAATAGGAATTGAGCCTAAGATTGACGATATAGGCGCAAGCAATCTCTTTATAATTAATTCTTTTATTTCTCCGGCAGGCGAAGCCGAGATAGTTGACATATTGGGAAGGATGTATATTGAAGGGGGTATAATTTTAAAATTAGGATACGAGAGGTTAGGGAATACGACACCGGGCTGGCTCTTACACTTAATTAACTTTTTAAAGAGTAAGGGCAGGCATTTGTCAGAGGATAACAATATCGTCAGATTAAATCATGGGGGAAGAAATAAAGAGATGCGAATTACGTCTGCTTTACAATGGCCATTGGTTAATGGTAAGATATTTATATGTAAAAAAGTCCCTAATGCGTATAAAGAGAGGTTAAGGCTTGAGATGATAAATTTTCCACATTGGCATGATGACGGAATAGACGCTTTAAGTTACGTATATGATATAACAAAAGATTATAGTTTTTATCAGAGGAAACCGCACCGGCATAAAGATATTGAGAATACACAGATGGTAAACATGGTTTGATTATGAGTCTTGCTTCGGATTTGACAAAAGAGGTAACAGAAAATTATGAGGGAATGACAGACAGGGACAGGATTAAGTGGAAATTCCATAAATTCTGTATAAGTTCATTTAAGAATGATGGTAAACGTTTATTTTCTGTTCATGTGAAAAATATGGAAAACAGGTTAAGAGCTGAGCTTGAGTTAAACATAGAAGAAAGGGAAAGGCAGGAGATAGAAAAAAATGGCGGTCGATAAAGATAAAAAGAAAGTCATAGATTATTGTCTGGATTGGATTAAGAGGATTAAGAAAGACGAAGATACTCTTATTACTAACAGAGAGAAGGCACAGAAATATTATAATGGCGGAATAGATATTAAGGATGTTCGTCGCAGGTCTAAGGTGGTTGTTACTACAATGCAGGATACAATTAATTGGGTAATCCCTGAGCTATTGAAAATCTTTGCATCAGGGGATGAAGTAATACTTTTAAAGCCGAGAGGAGAGGAAGATGCGGAGCCCATTAAAAAACAAAGCGAATTAATTAATTATCAGATGCGTGTGAGAAATAATTGGTTTATTTTGATTAATGACGTTTTAAATGAAGCCTGCATATCAAAGTTAGGAGTTATTAAATATTATTGGCATGATAAGGATAAGATTGTAGAAATGCCTCCATATCAGGGATTGACGGAGGCTGAATATCAGGCAAAGATAATTGAAATAGAACAGAATAAGAACGATAATTTTGAGACCGAGATTGTTAGTGTGAAAGAAAATATTGTTACTCCTGAAGGCATGGATGAAATTGGGCTGCCATTACCTGCGGTCAAGACCTATGACATGACAATAAGGTATAAAATGAATGACGCTTATCCTAAATTGGAGTGTGTGCCTGCGGAAGATATAGGATTCCCTGTTGATGCAAGGGATAGCGATAGTTTACCCTTTGTCTATCATCAGATTAAATTAAGAAAATATGAAATCATACGCAAGTATGGGAAAGATAAATTTAATGAGATTAAGGAGAGTGCTAATGATTCCAATATAAGCGGAGAAAATCTAAGCAATGACAGTATTAAACAGGAAAGGTTAAAGGATTTAGGCGGTAATACCTTCATACATGATAAAGAAGAAGGCATATATTATTTTTATGAATGTTATTATCCCGATGAAGATGATGGCACTGCTAAATTTACTGTTTTGTGCGGGGACGTTATTGTGGAAGATGAAAGAAATATTTATGATAAACCTACCTTTGAATTTTTTACGCCGCATAAACTGCCAAACAGATTAATAGGTTTATCATTTTATGATTTGCTCCACAAAATGCAAGACCATTTGTCAATGTTAGTGCGTCAAATTAATGACAACATTGCCTTTAATAATAATGGCAGGAATGCATTTGATGAAACAAGGGTTGATAGAGATGAATTAGAGAATAATAATATTCCCGGCGGTAATGTTGCCGTTAAAGGCTCAGTTGCTGATGCGATATTGCCTATTGTGCCTCCACAGTTACAGCCTTTGGCGTTTAGTATGCTTGAGTTTGTATTTAAACAGGTAGAGTATCATTCAGGCATAAGCAGGGCATGGCAGGGAGTTGACCCTAACGTTATTAATCCTACATTCAGGGGATTTGCACAACAGGTCAGGCAGGCTGCACAGAGGATTGAAATGATGGCAAGACTATTTGCGGAAATGACCATAGCACCGCTTACAACAGACGTTATGGACATGAATATAAAGTTTTTAAAGAAAAAGACTGCTTTTAGGGTATTGGAAGAATATAAAGAAATATCTCCTGATAATTTAATAGGCAGATATGACGTCCTTGTAAACGTAGGCATAGGCACAGGCAATAAAGATATAACCATTATGCAGATGCAGCAGGCAATAGGGCTTGACTTACAGTTAATGAAAGCCGGCGTGTCTATAGTAACAGCACAAAATATATACGAAAAGTTGAAGGAACTATATAAGGCTATGGGATATAGGAATGTAGATGCTTATGTTACCGACCCCAAAATAGGGGATGTAATGAAAAACCTGATAATGATGTTTGACCAGCACTTGAAGGGGATGGCACAGAAGGGTATTGAAATGGAAAATGCGGGCATGAATGCGGAGATGATGATACCTGACCAAAATTTAATCATGGCAATACAGCAGGCAAAGTCAATGTTTGGCGGTATGCAGGGACAGGGCATGTCGCCATTACCAAATCAGACCATGCCTGAAAATCCTATGACGTCTTCACAGGGTATGAATCCCACGACTACAATGGATGGAGGGCAGGGGTTTTATGGATAAAATAAGTCCTTTTGATGTAATGATTGATAAAGTTAAGGAAGAAAAAGGGGCAATAGAAAACTTTGAGGAAATTTTTGGAAATACTCTTTTTGCAGAAACAATAAATATTTTATACAGAAATGAAGTAAGAATTAAAAAAGAAATAGAAGCAATAGCGAATAGTATTGCTAATAATATACTTGCTCCTGAATATGGATGGGATGATAGTTACCCATCTACAATTATGAATGAACTTGTAGAATTAGTTTCTAGAAATTTTTATGATATAATAAAAAATGCTTTAGAAATTCATTTAAATGATTATCATATAGGCGATAAAAAAAAGTTAAATGAAATAGTTGAATCATCTAAAACATCAAGACTACCAATATCTACTCTTTTGTTTATTCCTAGTTCAGTACTTACTAAAGTAGCATAAACATCATCTTCATCATTATCTCCAATATTCCAAGCATCTGCTGTAACATCTATATTTTGTCCACATTGTGCAGTTTCAGGTAATTGTATATTATCTAAAACAATAAAGTGTTTATCTCTAATTATTTTAATATCATCACTCTGAGATTGACATTGAACTGATTCTCCAGAATCTTTACTATAAGCTTTTACAAAAAATACAAAATCATTTTCTGAATCTTTATCACTTAAATCATTTGGATCTACTTTGAAACTGAAAGTAAATGTTTCAGTATCATCAGAGTCTATGTCTATAGATTTTTCATCATCATCAACTATGAACTTTCCTGTTCTTATATTATAAAGTCCCCATTCAAGAACAACATCTTGCAAATCATCATTTCCATTGTTATCAACATCTACTGTAACTTCAACTTCTTCTAAAGGATACCATTCATCATCTTTACCCCATATTCCTCTATTATTATATTCAACATCTAAGCTTAAATCTCCTTCATTTCCTTCTTTACAATAATCACTCTTTAAAACAACATTTACTGTTTGGTTCACATTTGGATTTAAAGCATCTGAAACAATAAATTGTCCGGGATATGTTTTAGCTAAATTGAAATTTGCTAAACTGTAATCAATAAGTGAAACTGGAATAAGAACAAATGAATGACTTCCAGATGCAGGTAATGTGTTATTACCATTTATATTAAACAAAATAACATTACTTTGGGCATCAGTTATTGATAATTGTGAAAATAAAACATTAACACTAGAATTTACTGAGTTTGATACACTAAAAGTAGAATTATCATTTCCTCTTTGTAAATTAATATTATTTGGTGAAACAGTTAGAGATGCACTTACAACTCCTAATGCTAACAAAAGTATTGCAAAAACACTTATTGTGTATAATGTTGATTTCATTTTGTTGTAATTCTCGAGTTACACTGGTTTATAAATCTTTCGATTTGTTCAAATTTAGTTGGATAAAAT